GTACCTTCTTTCCAGTTCATTTGCCATTTCCTTATCCTCCTGAAAAATAAAAGCCTATGATCAACGCAGTTCTTCGCGTTTCTCATAGGCTCAAAGGCTCACATTTATTAACTTTCGGCATCCCCGGCACTTGATCTGCATTCCGTAGATCACGGCATCCGGCTTTACCATGAACAGATTCTTTCCGCATTCCGGACAGCTCCACCATGTCAGCTGGTTCGGATCCGGCAGCGGGATCTTTTCGTTTTCCACTTTTTATTCCTCCGTAGACATTTCCAGTCCACTCTGCGGGGCTGCAAACGGAAATCTGAACTTCTCCGGATCTGCTTCTTGCTTTGACCAAAGGACCAGCAGTTCGGCGATCCGACTGTGAACTTCTTCGTCATAGATCGCTTTGTTCAGGATATACAGCAAAATTGCTTCGTTCTCGCTCTGTGGCTCCGTGATCTCGCACTCTGTACCATTCAGAATTGCGATCAGTATCGTTTCTATCCGGCTTTGTGCTTCAGCTGTGTAGCTGTTATCATACAGAATCGCCTGAAGGATTTCTTCGTTCCGGCTCTGTGGATCCACAAGGTCATTGTCCGCGCCCAGGATATTTTCAAGGATTGCTTCATTTCGACTGAATGCCATCATTCACCTTCTTCCTGGTCGGGTTCCTGTTGTGGTTTTCCGACCTGATACTGTGCAGCATTGTTCGCATCGATCCAGTTCAATGACATGTACCGCTTTCCTTCCAGCTCCGGACGGGGCATAAGTCCGAGTGCTTCACGTTTTTCATTCTCAAACAGTGCGCCGGTCGGGGACAGCTCCTTGATCATGTCAATGACCTGTGTGGTGGTCATAAAAAGCAGTTCTTTCGGGTACAACTTGATCTTGTTACCGAAAGCGATCTCCCTACGCGTGAACATCTTCTTCGTCAGTGCCTGGCTGAAGCTGATAATGATCGGTTCAAGGCACTTCTGGTAGAATGAATTGTACTGGTCCTGTGTATAGTCACCCTTCAGGATGGCCAACGGGACACCCCAGTTCCGGAGGATCTTGCTGTCAATGAACTCTAATGTATCATTGTCGACCATTTCGATCTGCTTCTGGATCGGGATATATTCCATTTTCAGGTCAATAGGAAGGAAACCGCTTTCCCCACGCTGAAGATGTCCTTCCAATTCGGCAATAGCAGCCTTCATTTTCGCTTCATCAAGCATTGTGTTGTATTTCAGAACGCCGTTCACCTGATAGCTGGAATTCATGGCTTTTGCCACACCTTCCAGCAGTGCCTTGTTCAAATTAAGTGTCTGAATCAGTCCTCTGTGGTCCGGCTGGCCCATCATATCCCCGCCCATATACTCATTGACGCTGAAGTTATACTTGATGTGGATCACTTCGCTGTACGGATATGTGGTCTGTGTCCCGTTCTGGAACCAGAACTTGACATATAAAGTCCCAGAAGCATCTTCGATGAAGTCGACCTGTTGCGGTCTGATCGGATACAGTCCGGTATATCTCCGCCGTTCCTCACCGTTATCCATCCACTTGATGTATGTCGGGATAATGAACGCATTGTAATTCAGCAGCAACATCCACATGGTCTTTTCGATCATTTCTGTGGTGGTCATCACTTCATTCGGACATTCTAATATATCCTGGATATTTCCTTTGATCGGTGTGGGATCGTTTCCCTTCTGCCGGATGTGCAGCGGATTCAGCTTCTTCAACTCGTCCACGATACACTTCAGACACTGCTGGACAGCGTCAAAAGCATACACATCGGATCCGAATTGCGAAAATATCGGTGTGTACCCGCTTGTAGACGGTGCAAACACCACCTTCTTCGGACTTTTTTTGAATAGATCTGTGAACCAGGACATTTATTTTCCCTCCACCATTTGACGATAATCGGTTCTGTATCGTCTGAATGTTTCGTATAATATCGCCAGACACACCGCACCATCGATCCGTTTTTCTGTTTCGATCTTCACAATCAGTGCCTGTCCGCGTTTATCGATCATGATCCCGGCATTCCCGAAGTTCCATCGGTCCATTTCATTGTTGCCGTACCAGATCATTTTGTGTTTGAAATCGGCTTCGACCGTCCGGATCGCGTTTGAAAGTGTCACCGCATTCTGATTGATCATGATCAGATCAGAATCACCGCCGCCGGTCTTGCTCCATCCGTAGTAGTCCATGCGTGTGATCCAGTCTTTTGCAAAACGCTGGTCATATCCACACTTCCACATCCGGATCCCGAAGTCTGTATACAGCTGATAGAACCAGTCAGCGACAACAGACAGATCTATGTCTGTGCCGTCTGTGATGGTCAGCAGTCCGGCTTCGGCCCACTCCATGTATTTCGCACCGGCTCCCTTGTCATCGTGTTCTTCCAGCTTGCTTTCCGGGATAAAATAATGACTGATGATGTACTTCTTCGGATCGTCCTTCTTCATCACCAGAACTTTCGCTGCACAAAGGTCGGTAGTCTCTGCCAGATCAACAGCTCCGATGGCCACACATCCGCGTAGGTCTTCCGGATTGAATTCACATTCATAGTTATAATCTTCGATGTTCAGCCAATTTGCCGATCTCGATGTTTTGATGTTAAAATCCTTACTGAGTACGAAGATCCGATCACCTTTGCTTTCCCGTGCTTCTTCGACACGGTCTTTCATGTAGGACCACTTCTTCACAGTTCCCAGCGAAGGGTTTGATTTGATCCATGCACGGCTGATCCCTTCGGAATCGGTGTTCCACACTTCCATTTCGGAATCTTGTGTATAAAGCCACGGCAGTTTCCGCTTTGATGAATCCTTGCAGTCCTCTTTACGAATGATCTTTTCGTATTCCTTCCGTTTCTGGTCCAGGAACCCGTCATTCACGAAGCCTTCCGAACCGAACATGAAGATTTTGTATCTTTCCTTCGTGGAAGTGGACTGCTGAATCGGCTTGTAGATCCCGTCATCGGTCAAGGCCCATACTTCATCGATCGAAGCGAAATCTATTGCGCGGCCTTCCTTCTGCTTTGAGGAATCGGAAAGCTTCCAGATCTTATTGTTCGTGGCGAAGCACTTCATGCCTTTTTGATTTCGCCAAGTGTCCTTGCTCTTTGGATCCACAAGGATCCGCATGGTATCGATGGTACTGTATGCCAGATCAGCAGTTCCGTCATTCGTCCCGCTGCATACAATATCAAGTCCCACACCGCCGATGATCATTTCTGCGAAATCAAGTGCTGCGATCACTTCCGTCTTTCCGTTCTTCCTGGCGATTAACATCAGCACTTCCAGGAACCGGTCGAAGCCGTCCTCCATTTTGAAGCTGTAAACAGTTTCAATGAAAGCCTTCTGCCACAACATCAGCTGCATAGGCTGACCGTAGAACGGTGACTTCGTGAGTTTGACACAGTTTTCGATGAAGTTAATACGGATCAGCGCGTCCTTGCGGTCGAAAGTATATTCACCGGACAACATATCTTCCTTCAGGTTGTCCAGTTCCATCCACATATCCTGTCCCGCCGGGATCTCACCGCTTTCTATGCGTCCCAGATACTCCAGCAGATAGGAATTGTCAGCACTCCATTTCATCAGTCATCCCCGTGATCTTCTTCAACCCAGCGCGAAGTGGACTTTCCGCGTCTGATCCGTCTGCACCGAGAGCAATTTCCACTGTTTTCACGATATTCGTGTACTTGTGCAAAAGTTCCTGGTACATTTTGGCCGCTGGTGTGGCCTTCTGCTTTGTCGGATCGGCTTTATCGACACGAATCAGCGGCAGTTTCCGAAGGCTTTCCATCTGCTTTTCCAGATAGCACATTTCGGAAACAAGCCCGGTCAGTGTAGGTTCGTTTTTTACGGCTTTCAGAAGCTCTTGTTTTCGCGTCATTTGTCAGCCTTTCCGTGAATATGGTCAAACTTCCGAAAATTTCGGAAATTAAAAACCGGTTTGAAAAAATTTGCCGTGAAATCACTCGGGTAACCCCTCCAACAGTTACCCAGGCCGGTCGGTCAGCAGCCACCCGGAGGGTAGTATCTCCGGAACCACTCATCGATGTAGCCTTTCCATTCGTCCTTGTCGCGTTCCGGATCCGATGCAAGCCGTGCCAAACATTCTTCTTTCGAAACATCCATGAACACGGTCCTTGCTCCGTAGGTCTTAATGATTCGTTCACGGTCAGATATCAGCGGATAACCGCCGATGATATAACAGTTCTGCCATTTGCCGTTGCGAACTTTCGCTGCATCCATCAGATAGTCCCGGACACCGAAGGCCACAGCGTTCAGTTTTCCGGGTTTCTGATATCGCGTCAGTCCGCTGATACATTGCCAGATGTTATCCATGTCGATTACCAGATCACCGGGAATCAGAACATCATGCACATAAGAAGTCTTCCCGGAAAGTGGCGGACCATAGACCAGATAGATTTCCTTGCGTCTGTATCCCCACTTATCGTGCAGAAGATTGTGTGTCTTGTGGCTGACGATCTGAATGTTCTCCGGATTCAGACTGATCATGCGGTCGTTCACATTCTCTTCTGTGAGAAACTCCTTGTGATGTAGGACAATGTCATACATTCTGACAATCGGTTTCCCGGTAACCTCATCACGGACAAACCCATCAGGATATGTCCGTTCTTCGATGACAACCTTCCGGAAGTCCTCCCACTCTTTGCTGTGATAGAATTCAGCCAGCGTCCACATCAATCCCACCCCATTTCTTCGGTGGCCTTCTTACGATAGGCGATGTCTGCATCTATCTGTTCGATCTTCTTCTCCATCAGCTTCAGCTGATCAGCTGTAATATCTTCCCCGGTCATTTCCCGAAGAAGACGGATCGCGCTGATACATTGTCGATTAGATTCATCAGTCGCGATCTTGAACAGCGTCAGAATGATCTTATCCATTCCCGTGATTTCTTTTCCGTCATCGTCTGTATACTTGCCATTAAGGATCGCTTGTGCAGCTTCCTTCATGGTCTTTTGCTTCGCCTTTGAAGCTGCGGAAGCCTTGCCGCCCTTTCGGGATATTTCGACCTGTTCCCGACCACTTTTGAACTGTGTGTCGGGATTACCGCGCTTCAGGTTTTTGGTATTCGCCAATAAATCACCATCCTATTTTTCAATCAGGTATCCATCCTTGTCGAAT